GGGGACTTGCTAGAAACTAAGTTTGCGTTGAAGTTTCTCAAGCAAAGTGATGCGAGTTCCTGTGAATCCATCTATAGGTAGGGTCACCCCATGATTACCGGGGATTACCGAATATAGATTAGTACCCATAACTCCGTACATCTCTGCAAAGAGTGGAAGGTATTTGGATACTAGAGCAGCTGATCTCTGGTCGAGATCAGGTAACTTTGTGTTATCCCATCGCTGGGATGCTACTCTGTTACTAGAAGATTTAACCGACTTATAAAAAAAGTCATTAAATTTTCTGTCATAGCTCATAAGGAAGGTACTAGTATCTTCACCGAACAAGGTTAGATATTTTTCTATCCTATCTTGTAAGGGAAGGCCATTTGGATTAAAACCGATACCACCCATAAAATCGGGTATATCGTGAATGGACTTCACAACTTTACGTTGTTGAGGACGTAGTAGTCGCATCGCACGCAAGCCAAGTAACTTGATGATATCAATAAAGTTATCATCAGATAAATGACGCCATTTCAATTGTGGTTCAACTGTATCTTTCGATATAAGTTTTCCACCAAACTCAGCTATAAAACGCGAAGTTATTGATTTGGCTTCAGATATTGGACACCTCAAAACTTTTAAGGTTTCCAGATACTTGACCGCTAAACCATCATTAAGGATGATTACATCATCTCCTAAAACAAAGAACTCATTATTATGAGTATAATTGTTAAGGAAATACAGTAACATCCCATGAGTGAGTGCAAAAGACCCAAAAGATGGGTAAAGGCCTAACGGCTGCCCTTTTGTCCACTTGATGGTAGTATTTTCCATTATCCAAGAACTTCTGGATAAATCCTGAAAAAGGCTAATATAATCAACCATATTAGGGAATAATACTTGTAAAAGATCAATCTGAAGTGATAGAGGAAAATAATCTGTTGCCCCAGAAAGATCTATACAGTAGCAGCGTGATTTTGCCTGCAAGTGTTGTTGTACGACTGGAATAGCTTTAGACTGATCGAAAGTACAATCCCAAGGCAATTGTTGCACAGCTTTGTAGATTGCATCTCCGAGAGGTTTTAGAGCTATCTGATAAACCCTATTAGGGTTGGCTACAGCACGAAGCTTATAGCCGGGCTCTTGAATGAGACCTATCTTACCAACTGCGTCAACCGATAAAGGATGACTCCACTCCCCTTTGATCTCTCTTGTGAAACCAGAGAAAACCTTAGAGAAGATAGGACGGTATTTATTTTCTAAATATCGACCAGTTGGTGTATACTGAATGGTTTCCCATTGAGTATACCAGTGCGTATCCTCAGCAGCAGTTTTCCCATTATACAATGGTATTCTGCGACTAGGAGAGGGAACATAGGATAAGTACGATTGTTGATGAACATCAACAACAAACGGACCACCAATGCTTTGGATCCCTCCAATAACACCGTTTCGGATAAAGAGAGGAATCTCGATATCCTCGCTAGTCACACCCTGAAGAAACTTACTGAGTTGTTTATCAGTAACTTGATCAGAGATATAACGCGTATAAGCACGAAGAAGGACACCACAACTGAAACGTTTCCGTTTCTGAGTGACAGCCAACTTAAAGATGTGAGAGATCACACCTTTTGGTAAGCCAAGATGATTTTTGGCGTACCAAGTGCCGGTTAAAGGCATACCAGCCTTAAACCTAACATAGTCTGTGTAGATGATTTTACATCTATCAACAGTCCATGCAATACCGTGATTAGCGATCCATTTCTCTAGAAGCTTTGAGTACTCAGCAACTAAAGATTTGGGTAACGACAACGCAGCATAGTAAGTAGCGAGATCCCCAGACGTGTAATTCACAGCGTCCTCACTTTCTGCCCAAGGGCGGTTAGTGTTAAGCTTCACGAAGGATCTAGCGACCTGCTAGACTACTAGAGTCAGTACCTAAGCCATACAAAGGTTACAAAGCCTCAGAACTTTCAGGGCTTAAATAGATATCATGCAACCTATCAAGAATCTCCACCCACTCACTTTCAAGAACGCACAGTGCTGTCAGAGATATTTGCAACTTAATTTGACGGTATTTCATGCATTTTTCTAAGGGAACTCGGAGATTGCCTATAATAGGACTTAGTCCAGAGACCTTAACCAAAGCATTTAATTGAGTCAGTTGGGATGTTATATCCATCGACTTAAAGTGCGGTGATTGCTGCGAAAGGGTTTCAACAATAGATAGTGCTTCTGCATGATTCATTTTAAGACTCCTTAAGGTTGAGAGTCT